GGGTGGGGAACTCAGAACCGGATACGACCTGCGAACCGCTCGTCGTAGCCTTAACTTGCTGTTTGCTGATTGGGGTAATCGCGGCGTCAACATGTGGACGTTTGAGCAGCGCGTTATCACCTTGGCTGCGGGACAACCGACATATGCGCTACCGGACGACACGGTAGACCTGTTGGATCACGTCATCCGCACCAACGCCAACGTCCCCACCAATCAGGCCGACCTGACCATCACCCGGATCAGCGTCAGCACCTACGCCACCATTCCCAACAAACTGATCACAGGCCGACCGATTCAGGTGTACATCCAACGCCTGACGGCGCAAGAAAACCTGATGAGCATCACGGTGGCGGCTCCGGGATGCAACAGCACAGACACGTCGATCCCGGTATCGTCGGTCAACAACATTCCCAACGCAGGCTTTGTGCGCATTGGCACGGAGTTGATCTTCTATAACGAGTATCAGGCTGCTGCCAACGGCAACCCTGCCTACCTTCTCAACTGTTGCCGTGGCCAAGACGGAACTACAGCGGCAAGCCACGCAGCCAGCGCCCCCATTTATTTGTCTCAGAAGCAGTCCATCACGGTTTGGCCAACGCCTAATCCTGGCCAGACGTATCAGTTTGTCTACTGGCGCATGCGCCGCACGCAAGACGCCGGTGGTGGCATCAAGACGATGGACGTGCCGTTCCGCTTCCTGCCCTGCCTCGTGGCAGGTTTGGCGTACTACATCGCGCTGAAGATTCCTGATGGCATCCAACGTTTAGAAATCCTCAAGGCCCAGTACGACGAGGCTTGGCTGATTGCCGCAGGCGAGGATCAAGAGAAAGCAGCGGTGCGGTTTGTGCCTCGGCAGATGTACATCGGGAGTGGCACCTAAATGGGCAACCGGTTTGCGTCAGGCAAGAATGCGATTGCGCAGTGTGACCGCTGCGACTTTCGGTTCAAGCTCACGCAACTGCGCAAAGAGATCATCAAGACCAAAAACTACAACCTCTTGGTCTGTCCAACTTGTTGGGATCCGGATCAGCCACAGTTGCAGTTAGGCATGTACCCGGTTGATGATCCGCAAGGTTTGCGTGATCCGCGTCCTGATTTAAGTTACGTGCAGTCTGGCAATACAGGGCTACAGATCGTGGACACAACGGCAAACACGCAGGAGGCGGTTGGTTTCCCAAGTGAAGGCAGTCGTGACTTCCAGTGGGGTTGGAATCCGGTTGGTGGTTCACGTGGCCCTGATGCAGGTTTGACGCCAAATAACTTGGTGTTAACGATTCAAATTGGTACAGTCACGGTTGTGACGGCATAGGAGCAAAAAATGGATGCGATGAAGAAAGTGGCCAAGGCCGAAGTCAAGGCGCACGAGCAGCGCATGCACGCTAAAAAGATGCGTGCTGGTGGCAAAACCAACAGCGACATGCTCAAGATGGGTCGTGGTCTGGCCAAGGTGGCCAACCAGATGAACCCTGGCCGCAAGCAGAAAGGTGTCTGACATGGCAACCTATAAGACTCCCAAGCCGGTGGCCACACCAGTTGTTGGCGCTGACGACATCAAGCAGGCACTCCGCATGGACGTGTCCGTGGCCAACATGCACTCTAACGAGTACAAGCCGACTAAGACTTCGGGTATCAAAATCCGTGGTACTGGCTGCGCCACCAAGGGCACGATGGCCAGGGGACCGATGGCGTGAACTACACGCAACTCAGCAACGCCATTCAGGCGTACACCGAAAACCCGAGCAGCGATTTCGTTGCTCAGATACCCGTTTTCGTTCAACAAGCTGAGCAGCGCATCTATAACACGGTTCAGTTCCCGTCGCTTCGCAAAAACGTCACGGGCTATACCACGGCAAACAACAAGTACCTTCAGTGCCCGTCAGACTTCTTGGCGGTGTACTCGATGGCGGCAATTGACGCCACGGGGTCGTACGAGTACTTGCTGAACAAAGACGTGAACTTCATCCGGCAGGCGTACCCGAACCCGAGCACGGACAAGGCGATCCCCCGCTACTACGCACTGTTTGGCCCGCAATCTTCAGATCAGGATGAACTGACGTTCATCCTTGGCCCCACGCCCGACGCGTCGTACGAGATCGAGCTTCACTACTTCTACTACCCCGAGTCAATCACGGCGGCTGCAAATGGCCAGACTTGGTTGGGCGACAACTTCGACACGGTACTGCTGTACGGTTCGCTCGTCGAAGCCTACACCTACATGAAGGGTGAGCAGGACATGCTTGCGCTGTACAACCAGAAGTACATGGAAGCCCTGCAACTTGCCAAGCGTCTGGGTGATGGTCTGGAGCGCAGCGATGCGTACCGCAGTGGCCAGTCGCGTCTGGCTCCGCTGCCGCAGAATAACGGGGTCAAGTAATGCCCATTGAGCAAGGCGCGACCAATCAGTTCAAGGTGGGCTTGGCCTCTGGCCAGTTCAACTTCAGCACTGACACGTTCAAGATGGCGCTCTACACAGGCGGGGCATCCATCGGCCCGACCACGGCTGCGTACACCACGACGAACGAAGTCGCTGCTGGTGGTGGCTACACCACGGGTGGAAACGTGTTGACTGTTTCGGTACAGCCTACGACTGGCCCCAACCCTAACAACACGACAATGTACTTGTCGTTTGCCAACGTCACGTGGAACCCGGCATCGTTTACTTGCCGTGGTGCACTGATCTACAAAGTTGGTGGGGGCAACCCCACTGTTTGCGTCCTTGACTTCGGCGGCGACAAAACAGCCACCACCTCTTTCCAAGTGCAGTTCCCCGTTGCGGACAGCACCAACGCGATAATTCGAGTCGAGTAATGTTTAGCGCAGACGGATCAGCAGAAGTCGGCACCGTTTTGGTTCACTCGGTGAGCCATCGCGGCTTTACGCCTGCCGAACTTGCAGAGCAGGCTCTGAACAAAATCATTTATGTGGGAGACCAATCCCATCCGGCCATTCGCGATCAGGCAAACGCCTATCGTGACCATATCCGGGCGGTGTTGACCTTCTATATGCAGCGTGCAATTCAGTCGAACAATACGACTCTTGCAAACCGGCTTCGTGAAGCGGGTCATCCTGAACTTGTAAAACTTTTGGAGGCTTGAAATGCCCGGATTTACCACAGCAATGCCGACCTCCTTCAAGGTGGAAATCTTGAGGGCAGTTCACAACTTCACCGCCTCGACGGGCAACACGTTCAAGATCGCCCTGGGTAAAGCCACGGCGTCTGTGACGGGCACCTATGGCGCTGCCACGACGAGTTACACCGACTTAACTGGGAACAGCGATGAACTGCCCAACGGCAGTGGCTACACCACGGGCGGCAACACGCTGACCTCGGTTACGCCGGTTGCTGACGGCACCACGGCAGTCTGTGACTTCGCGGATACCACTTGGACCTCGGCGACGTTTACCACGTCTGGCGCGATCATCTATAACGATACAGCGGCGGGTGACCCCGCTTGCGCGGTGCTGTCGTTTGGCGGAGATCAGCAAGTGTCGTCTGGTGACTTCACCATTCAGTTCCCCGCAGCCGCAGCCGCAACCGCCATCATTCGGATTGCGTAAGTGAGTTGACGTGGCAACCGGATGGGGCGACCGCCCTTGGGGCTTTAACAATTGGGGCGGGGAAGGCACAGTCTTTCCCCTTTCCGGTTGGGGCGCCGACACCTGGGGCGCTGGCCCGTGGGGCCAGAACAGCATCTCCGTCCAAGGTACGGGTGCTGTTGGCACCGTATCGTTCTCCGTTTCGGTCACGTTCATCCCGACAGGGGTTTCCGGCATCGGAGCAGTTGGCGCCGCAACGCCGCAGGCCCGATTCACGCTCACGGGCGTATCGGCAAACGGTCAGATTGGCACCGTCACCCCAGAGGTGGCGTTTACGCCAGCAGGAGTCCAAGGCGTTGGGCAAATTGGCAACTTCTTTGTCAACGTCAACGACTTCATCATCCCGATTGGGGTTGAAGGTGTTGGCGCGGTTGGCACCCCGCTTATTCGGATTGGCAAAGCCATCACGGTTGCGGGGGTTCAAGGTACAGGTGCGGTTGGCACAACGGTCCCCGAGGTTACGTTTACACCCGCCGGAGTGCTTGGCACAGGGAACGTTGGTAGTGTCACCTTCAAGGTTGACGAGACCATCATCCCGACCGGGGTGGCCGGAACCGGACAAATCGGTGCCGTTACTCTTGTCTACAACGGCGGGGTGTCCCCGACCGGGGTTGTTGGTACAGGTGCAGTTGGAACCGCAGTTGCCAATGCTATCAAGCGACTTACCGGGGTTTCAGCGACTGGACAAGTTGGCACTGTTGCCTTCAAAATCAACGACAGTATCACGGTCACTGGAGTGCAGGGCACTGGCGCTGTCGGAACTGTTCTAATTCGCGGATGGAGTACCGTGAATACCGACCAAAATGCAAATTGGGGTACGGTATCTACTACGCAAAACGCGGGTTGGACACTCATCAATACGCAATAGGAGCATTAGATGCCCACCTCATACACCTCCCTCCTTGGCCTGGCTCTGCCTGTCACGGGTGAACTGTCTGGTACTTGGGGCGACACGGTCAACGACTACATCACCCAGTATCTGGATGCGTCGGTGGCCGGTACTCAGACCATCAGCGGAAGCCAGACTGCGGTCACCCTGAGCAAAACCACGGCATCGTCACTGTCTCAGGCAGGGACAGGATCGACTGGTTCGTCTCAGTACGTAATCATCAACTGCACGGGTAACCCGGCAGGTCTTCTGACGATTACTGCACCTGCGGCCAGTAAGCCTTACATCGTTATCAACGGCACTTCAACTTCGCAGTCCGTCAAGATTGTGGGGGCAGGCCCGACCACGGGCGTGACCATTCCCTCCGGGCAGCGCGCCCTGGTTGCATGGAACGGCAGCGACTTCGTTCAGGTTGGCGCATCTGCGGGCGGCTCAAACACCCAAGTCCAGTTCAACAGCAGCGGGGCTTTGGCGGGTTCGGCAAACCTGACCTTTGATGGTACGACGCTGACTGCCAACAACATCATTGATTCGTCGCTGACGGCCAGTAAGCCCGTCTTCACGGACGCAAGCAAGAACTTGGTTTCCACCGGGACTGTCCCAGTGGATCAGGGCGGCACGGGCTTAACCTCCGGCACTTCTGGCGGTGTTCTTTATTACTCAGGTACCGGTACGCTGGCTTCGTCATCGGCGTTGGCGTCAAGTGCAATCGTGGTCGGTGGTGGCGCGGGCGGCGCCCCTTCTACGATTACGACCGGCACAGGTGTGGTGACGGCTCTTGGAGTTAACACCGGTTCAGCCGGTGCGTTTGTTGTCAACGGCGGCGCTCTTGGAACTCCGTCTTCGGGAACCTTGACTAATGCTACAGGGCTTCCACTCAGTACGGGAGTGACTGGCACGTTGCCGGTGTCCAATGGTGGCACGGGTCTTTCAACGACAACCGCCTATAGCGTGGTGTTTTCAGGAACCACTGCAACGGGTAATTTCCAAGCGTCAGCGGGTCCAGGTACTTCTGGTCAGGTGCTGACATCCAACGGCGCGGGGGCGCTTCCGACCTTCCAAGCCCTCCCGGCTTCTGGCGTTTCCAAGGGCCAGAGCATCGCATTCGCAATGATCTTCGGCCTGTAAGGAGCAAACATGGCAAACCCAAACATCGTCAACGTTGCCGCAATCTATGGCAACAACGCAAGTGTCTCGCTGTCTACCACGAGCGCCACAAGCATCGTGAGCAATGCCGCTTCTAGCGGCAAGGTGTTCAAGATCAACACCATCATGGTGGCGAACGTGGACGGCACCAACGCGGCGGACATCACCATCAACAAGTACAGCGCAGCGGCCCTGGGCGGTACGGCCTTCCCGATTGCCTCGACCATTTCGGTCCCGGCAGACGCCACCCTGATCATCGTGGACAAGACCACCTCCATCTACCTGTTGGAGAACGAGTCCATCGGTGCGACGGCGGGTACGGCCAGTGACTTGGTGGTGACCGCAAGTTGGGAAGAGATCAACGCCTGATAGGAGGGCACCATGCCGCTTCGCCCTCCTGCTGGTTTTGTATCGTCGTTCTATGATCCGCTGAAGAACCCCAATGCGCCGACCGTTGGGACGGCTTCTGCGGGGGATACTCAGGCGTCGGTGACCTTCACCGCCCCGTCCAATGTTGGCGGGTCGGCCATCACGAACTACTACGCCGTATCCAATCCGGGGCAGATCACTGCCTCCAGTGTGACTTCGCCCGTTACGGT